ACTAAAGCAGAAGTGGCAAGAGTTACTGACCACATTGACCAACGTTTCAACAAGCTGGAAGAAAAAATTGACCGGCTACTTCAAGCGGGGAAATGATGCCAGCGACAAGCCTTAAACAAAAGAAATTTATGGATGCCGTGGCTCACAACCCGTCATTTGCGAAGCAGGCTGGAGTTCCCCAGTCGGTTGGTAAAGACTTCAGCGAGGCCAGCAAAGGCATGAAGTTCGGTAGCGGACCAAAGACCCGCGCAGATTCTCAAAAGATCAACAATCCTAAAACCAATCAAGGTAAACAGGAACTCTTCAAAAAAGGTGGCAGCATGGCAACGAAAAAGATGAATCCCTTCGCAAAGTTTGAAAAGTCCGGCAAAGATGTCGAAAAGAAAGGGGTCAAGGAAGGCTCCAAGAAAGACATGATGATGGACAAGATGCAAATGAAGAAGATGGCTTCTGGCGGTCTTGCTGCTGCTCACAAGGCTGCTGATGGCGTTGCCTCTAGAGGTAAGACCAAGGCAACTCAGATCGTTATGCCCGGCAACAAAGGCATGAAAAAAGGCGGAAAGGTCTAACATGGCACGCAATAACAATCTGGCTGGCTTGGCAGCACTCGGTGCGTTAGGCTACATGTTGACAAAAGACAAAGGTCAGGCCGCAGATCAAACTCCCGGCCCCGGTCGGCAGTCTTTGGGTGCAGGCTATGACTCACCCGGAACAAACACAGGCTCTGCCACGGATCTAAAAACTCCCATGCAAAGCATTGCTGACGCAGATAAATCAGATCGGTCTAGCTCCTTATCGATGAAGGGTGAGTCAGGTGTTACCACTCCCGGGCCTGACACCTCCACGCCAAATTTAAACACAGCAGTCAATAAACCAAGATCCAGTAAGCCTGCGGTTGCAAAAAATACAACTGCTAATGCTTACAAGTCTGGCATTATGGGTGGATCAGCGCAACCCGATTACAGCAATGAAGGTCGCGCTGGTGTTGCTCCTGACATGAGCGGCAAACTTAAAACAGAAACCACCACACCATCCCAGCCTACAGCAAGACGAGAAACCTATAAAGGTTTGGATGGCAAGATTCACTACAAAGAAGATGTAGCCAAGCCCTCTACATCAACAATGCGAAATCCTCGCACAGGCCGTGAAATGACCACCTTCAAAAAAGGTGGCGCAGTCAAGATGGCTTCTGGCGGAATGACATCATCAGCATCTCGTAGAGCAGACGGCATTGCCACCAAAGGCAAGACCCGTGGCAAGATTTGTTAAGGAATCATCATGGCATCAAAAGAATTTAACCAAGCATTCCGCGCAGCCCGTGAGGCTGGCGACTCAGAATTTGAGTACAACGGCAAGAAGTACAACACAAAAATGAAGGATGATGAGCCTACCCGTGCGGCTAGGCCAGCGTCTACAGAAACCAGAGACACTGACTACAGCAATGAAGGTCGTGGCTCAAAAGGCCCATCTAAGCTTGATCCTTACGGTGTGATTGGTGGCGCAGTGGATAAAGTCAAAGGTGCAGCCAGCGATGTTGGCAGTGCTGTGGCTAAGCCATTCAAAGCAATCCGTGAAGCTGGCAACCGTGGCAACCCTGATGTCCCCATGAAAATGGCTAAGGGCGGCTCGGCTTCTAGCCGTGCTGATGGTATTGCCCAGCGTGGCAAAACCAAAGGCACTATGGTTATGTGCGGCGGCGGGATGACAAAACGATGATGCCTTCCCGTGGCATGGGGGCCATAAACCCGTCAAAGATGCCCGGTAAGAAAGAGATCACCCGCACGGATGATCCGAACAAGGTCGCCATGTACAAACGTGGCGGCAGAGTTAAACGCATGGATGAAGGCGGAGAAACTGAATCTCCTGACAGTGCTGTGCGTTTAAACATACCAGAATCAAAACAAAGCGGCCCGTCGGTCAAGCCAACTCACATCGTAGCCAACAAAGACTACAAGAGTGTCGGAGCCAAATTTTCTTCTGGTGACATTCCGGTTGGCGAAAAGGGTACGGCATCATTTGGCGCGGAGACATCTGTTTCAACCGCAAAAGGACAGCGTGCCAAGGCTATGGTTGATCAGTTGCAAGCTGATTACAAGCATGAGCTTGACAAGAACACATCCCTTGGAACAAGCTTTAGCGCCTCTCCAAGAGGCGATAAGCGTCTGATGGTTGCTTTAAACAAGAGTTTTGCCGAAGGTGGTGAGACTGGCTTGTATGCCAACATCAATGCAAAACGCAAGAGGATAGCCGCTGGCTCCGGTGAGAAAATGAGAAAGCCGGGCAGCAAAGGCGCTCCAACCAAGCAAGCTTTTATCAACTCCGCCAAAACGGCGAAAAAATAAGGAAACAACATGTCAGCATTAAACGTAACCCAAGAAGAAGCCGAATTGCTCTTGATCGGTTTAAACATGTACGCAGATGTCCAGCGCAATGCTTCTGGCTCTGTACCTGATGATGTCAAGGCTTTGATCGCCAAGATCACTCCAGCTCCTGCTGCCCCCGTTGTTGAGGCTGTTGTGGAGCCTGTGCCAGTGGTTGAGGCTGTTGCAGAGCCTGAAGTTGTGGTTGAGGCTCCAGTAGTCGAAGCAGACGAGAAAGAATAATGGCTAACACCTCCGGCGCAGTCAGTTTCAATCTAGACCTCACCGAACTGGTGGAGGAGGCGTTTGAGCGTGCCGGTGGTGAGCTTCGCTCAGGTTATGACCTGCGTACAGCCCGCCGCAGTTTAAACATCATGTTTGCCGATTGGGCAAACCGTGGCATTAACCTGTGGACAATTGAGACGGGGACAATCGATTTGGTGCAGGGTCAGAACACCTACCCTCTGCCAAATGACACGATTGACCTGCTGGAGCATGTCATCCGCACCGGAGCAAACAGTACAGCCACTCAGGCTGACCTGACCATTACCCGTATCAGCGTATCAACCTACGCAACAATTCCAAACAAAATTCAGCAAGCCAGACCAATTCAGATTTGGATTCAGCGGTTTAATGGACAAACTTCGCCTACAGGTTTAACTCTGGATGGCGCTATCACAAGCACTGATACGACCATTACCCTGAGTTCGGCGGTTGGATTGCCAGCCTCCGGCTTTGTCAAGATAGATTCCGAGATCATCAACTACGGATACATCGACGGCAATGTTCTGTACAACTGCTTCCGTGCGCAGCAAAACACAACCGCAGCAAGCCATACAAGTGGCACAGCCGTTTATTGGGAGCAGGTTCCCGCTGTAACGGTTTGGCCTACGCCTGACAACGCTCAACAGTACCAATTGGTTTACTGGCGGCTACGCCGCACGCAGGACGCTGGTGGCGGTGTAAACATCATGGATGTACCGTTCAGATTCTTGCCTTGCATGGCAGCAGGCTTGTCCTACTACATCGCCTCCAAGATCCCGACAGGCATGGAAAGACTGCCAATGCTGAAGGCGCAGTACGAAGAAGCTTGGGAAATGGCTGCGTACGAAGACCATGAGAAGGCTGCTCTGCGACTTGTCCCCCGTCAAACCTACATTGGGAGGTAAGGGTGGGTAATCGTTTTGCCGCAGGCAAACACGCAATTGCAGAATGTGATCGCTGTGGACAGCGGTACAAGTTGAGTTTGCTGAAGACGGAGATCATTAAGACCAAGAAGTATGACTTGCTGGTCTGCCCAGAATGCTGGGATCCTGATCATCCGCAGTTGCAGCTTGGCATGTGGCCTGTCGATGACCCGCAGGCTTTGAGGAATCCTCGTCCTGACCGCAGTTATGTGGTGTCAGGATTGCTGGCAGATGGTGAGTCTGGCGGCGGTAGCAGAATCTATCAGTGGGGCTGGAATCCTGTTGGTGGATCAAGTGGAGCAGATGCGTATTTAACGCCAAATGTCTTGGCAATGGCGGTACAAATTGGTACAGTCACAGTGGTAGTAACGTAGGAGTTTAAACATGGCAAAGATGGAATCAAGCGCAATGGACAAGAAGCAAGACGTTGCTTTAATCAAAAAAGCGTTTAAACAACATGACACGCAAGAACACAAGGGCGGCAAGGGTACATCCTTGAAGCTCAAAAAAGGTGGCCCAACAGGTATGCAAATGCGTGCTGTCGGTCGCAACATGGCCCGCGCCAACAACCAAAGAGGTAAGTAATGGTTAAAAACAACAAACCAGCGTCTGCTTACGCTCAGCCACATGACATGACTGGCAAGAAGCAAAGCGTCAATGACTCATTGAACAACGGCGGCTTCCGTCCAGACCCAAACACTATGGCTGCAAACGGTTCTGAGCCGGGCGGTAACGTTCCTGCTCGTCGGGTTTCCCTTGGCGACATCACCAGAGAGCCAAAGACAACTGGCATCAAAATTCGTGGCACAGGTGCGGCAACCAAAGGCGTAATGGCTAGAGGCCCGATGGCATGAATTACACCCAGCTTGTAACTGCGATTCAGGATTACACGGAGAACAGCTTTAACTTCTCCAGTGATCCTACGCCTATCAATACCTTTATTGAGCAGGCGGAGCAACGCATTTACAACACGATCCAGTTTCCATCCATACGCAAAAATGTCACAGGAACAACAACGTCCGGCAACAAATACCTCTCTTGCCCAGATGATTTTCTCGCTGTGTATTCAATGGCTGTTATTGATGCAACTGGTTCTTATGAGTATCTGTTGAACAAGGATGTCAACTTCATCCGTCAGGCGTATCCAGCGCCAACAGATACAGCGACTCCGAAGTACTATGCCTTGTTCGGCCCGGCGGTAAGCGGATCAACCATTTCCAATGAGTTGTCGTTCATCCTTGGCCCAACACCTGATTCCGGCTATACCGTAGAACTCCACTATTACTACTACCCAGAATCTATTGTGCAGGGCAAGTTGTCTTCCGTTGGCACTTTGACCGTCGGCACTGGATATGTGGACGGCACGTACTACCAAGTCCCGCTGACCGGCGGCTCTGGCTATGGTGCAGTGGCTACCGTTACTGTTTATGGCGGATCAGTCTCTTCAGTGATCATCACAGAAGGCGGCTCTTCATATCTTGTGGGTGACACCATCAGCGCAGCAAACACAAACATTGGCGGCACAGGCGCAGGGTTCTCTGCTCCGGTCGCAACGATATTAAATTCATCCGGTACAACATGGCTGGGAGACAACTTCGACTCTGTGCTTCTGTACGGATCAATTGTTGAGGCTTACACCTACATGAAAGGCGAAGCTGACGTTATGGCTTTCTACAGCACCAAATACCAAGAAGCACTTGCGTTGGCAAAACGTTTGGGCGACGGTATGGAGCGTCAAGATGCCTACCGGTCTGGACAGTACAGACAGGCGGTGACCTGATGGCTTTCACAGGAAATTGGGCTTGCAACGCTTTCAAAACAGGGCTGATGAACGGCACGTACAACTTTACGTCCGGCACGTTCTACATGGCTCTGTACACCAATGCAGCCACGCTTGATGCCACTACCACGGCTTATACGTCTACGGGCGAAGTTGTGGCTTCAGGGTACACGGCTGGCGGTCTTGCTCTCACGATTGCGCAGATTCCAACTGTAGGCAACTCAGGTACAACGGCGTACATATC